CGGCCCCTTAGTCACCACACACTACTCACCTTCTTCTTCTTCTTCTTCTTCTTCTTCACTACCACACACTACTCACCTTCTTCACTACCACACACTACTCGCCCTTCGAAACCATGTCAACCCCCGTTGACAACTCACCCCCGGCCCCTTAGTCACCACACACTACTCACCTTCTTCACTACCACACACTACTCGCCCTCCTCATCACCACACACTACTCGCCCTTCGAAACCATGTCAACCCCCGTTGACAACTCGCCCTCCTCATCATCACCATACACTACTCACCTCAGGTCATTTTCACCACTACACACTACTTACCCCTCCTCACCACTACACACTACTCCCCCTCCTCACCACTACACACTACTTACCCCTGCAGTTCTCTTACTCATTACTCGTCTTATTTTTATGTTTACCTCATTATATATCGCTCCCCCTTTGTAAAATACGGGTCCCTCTTTTTGTCCTTTATATGAATATTGTATAGTAAATAAAAACCCCCGGTTTTTTTTACCGGGGGTTGGTCGTGGCATTACTGTATACTTTCTATTTAGTTTATAAAGCTGGTGCTTTTCGAACTCCGTATACTTCATTACGGGTTTGCATTGTGCTACTATAAATAAAAAATCACATTTCCGTGTGGGGATGTGTGGTTTCCGGGAACAATATATACAGGAGAGACAGACACATGTTCACCAGGATAAAAGCGAAGGCGAAGGAGAGAGTGCCGCAGGACTACATCGGGACGGCGCTTGAGGGTATGGGGTACGGCGATGACCCGTGGTCACGTGCGGAACACAAGTTCGGCCTGAAAGCCCGGCAGGCGCTGGATATTTTAGTGGGGCCTCCTTCTGCGGACCCCAATGCCATAAGCGCCGCATGGGAGTACGTTCGGGACTGGACGGAGCGGGGCGGCGTGCCGGAACAGACATGGGAATACGTCGTCGGGGTGATGAGACGTGGAAAATAAACGTCAGTATATAGACGATAACTGGGATAATATACTGGACATCGTTTTATTGAAAGGGGTAAGTGAAGCTGCAAAACAACTTGGCGTCACGCGTGATCACCTTTACTCACGGCTCCTTGCAAAAGAAGGGAAAAGGTGCTTCTGGAAAGTCGTAGAGGACAGGACCGGGAAAATAAAACTCTCAAGACTGGGGAAGAAAATAGGGATATCAAATACGGCACTTCTTCGTGAAAGAGTGCACAACATGGAGTTCTATGACCCCGTGTACGACTGTGTACCGCTGGAGAATATAGACGACGTTATAAAAGAAGTGTGGATACACTGTAATGAGGATAGAATAAATGATGAAAGTATAAAAAGGAAAGTGAGGGAAGCCGGTAAAGGGTGGGTGAGGGTGAAAGAGTGTATATACACACTGGAAGGTATACTGCCTTTCACAAACGTGTGGAAGATCGTAAAAGACAACAAAATACCGATGAAGTTCGGGAGGGGGTCGTGGTGGTTTTACTTGCCACCCAATGGCGACCCGTTCATGATACTCAGGTACGCAGATTACAAAAAAGGGAAACTGAAACCCTATATTACACTGGCTAAAGTGTATGCTGAGAAGATAGAATCCGGCGAAGCGCCGGACTACGAAGGAAGTCTGTGCGAAATAAGAAACGGACTTCTTAACGAATACTGGTAAAAAATGGAGTAAAAAATGAGTACTGTTTCTTTAGAAGAGCATGAGAAAGTGAAAAATACACTTTCTGAAATTCTGTCTGAAGCGGAAGTTTTTCAGAAGTCATATGAATTAATGGCTTCTGAAAACGAGAAACTGAAAGAGAAAATTAAATTACTGGAAGCGGAACTGGAAGGGCTAAAAGAAGCGAACAGGACATTGACGGACAAAGTGAAAGGCGGCGTCAGTTCGCTGAGCGTCGTCAATATAGAACCCACCGTGACGGGCGTGCGAAACCCTAAAGACTATGAGATCGTAATAAACGACGGCAAAAGTCTGTGGCGCACGTACGGCAGAATTCAGCGGGACGCCGTGGAGTACGACGAGTCGTCGCAGCCTTTAGTGGAAGTTCTGTCTAAGAGAAATATCCCCGGAAGCCTGGAAAGTGAGTTCGTCGTCAGGCGAGGTTCCGACCTGTTCGAAGTGAAAGGCATGATATTCCACACTATCGCTTCGGATGAAGACGAGGAAGAGGCGTAAATGACTTATATTATAGACGTAAAAGACGGCGAAAAACCTCTGGACTTCGTCGAGTACCTGTCGGGTAAAGGACGGCTTTCTTTCGACGAAAGTAAAGTTGTGAAACATGAAGATATAGACTCGTTTATAAAGAAAATGGGGGAGTGCGAAGCGAAAGTCATGCGCTGGGCACCATGGCCCTCCGAGGGGATAAAGAACCCGTCGAAGATCGAAGGGTCGAGCGCCCCGCAGACGGATGCTTATGCCGTATTGACGTTTTTGAACTACGAAAAAGCAAAACAAGACGAGGACATCGTGTCCGTAAGTAAAAAGATGCCACGTGAGCTGCACTACTGCATCGTCCCGTTCTCCGCATTCGGAATGCAGGCCATAAAAGACCTCCTGTACAGACTGTGGGCGCTTGAGAATTTACTGGGTATCGAGTGCCACGCCATGGACTTCTACACTCCTATATTCTAGTGATGAGCGCTCCCCGATACTATTGTTATCGGGGGGGCGCAAATTTATAAAAAAACTGGAGTCTGTAAATGGCAGCAGGAGAGACACTCATCAGTATGGACGCGAGGTTCAACACGCCTCCGTCTTCAAACGCCGCCACGTTTTTCACGAGAAACTCCAGGCCTATACTCAGGTTCGGCCCGGACACGGACAGCCACGCCATATTCCCGGCCATTATGCCGAAAAGTTATACGGGAAACGGCGTGGACGTCATTTTGTACTGGATGAGCGACCAGACAGCGGGAAACGTCATGTGGGCTGCATCTTTTGAAGCATGCTCTCCTTCCGGCCATGACTTGGACAACGACGATTTCGCTCAGGAGCAGTCACAGGCCGGAACAGCCCCCTCGACGAGCGGCGTCCTGACGTACACGACGATATCGTTTTCCGACGGCGTCCAGATGGACTCCGTCATGGCCGGGATGCCGTTCCGGCTTCGCGTCACGCGGGATGCCGACAACTCCGCAGACACATGCACGGGGCAGGCGCAGCTTCTGTTCGTCGAGGTGCGGGAGAGGAGCGCGTAGCGATGTATGACGAAGAGCACGACATATACATAACGGTCAACTTATCATCCGGCCGCGACTCCGTCATCGTGGGTCATACAAGCGGGACATTCGAGATGAGCGTGATCAGGATGGATGCCCGCAAACATTACCCGCCCCTCTCATTCTCCGGTTATTTCACGCTCTCCCCTGTCGAGCCGTTCGACTGCGACGTGTATTTCGACTCGATAACGCCCTCTTTCTCCGGGAAAGCCGTAAGCCAGTTCACCGGGGGGAAGAAAAAATACAGGAGTTACAAGACTTACCTGCAGGACGTCATAAAAAAAGTCATCATAGAATTCAAAGGGGAAGAGCAGGTATCTGTCCATGACATTCTCAGAATAAAACATGACCAGGGGACTTCTGACAGGAAGTACATGACAAATATCCTGGAAGGGATAGGGAAGATAGATAACTGGGATATACTGAGGCACGACAGGCACGGTGGTTTTGGAAGAGGGCAGGTCATACTGTTTATGGAGTCCATTCATGACCACTTTTCAAAAAACGATGACGATGATGCCCGTTATAAAGTCGGGATAACGTTTTCAAAAGGGCGTGACGGGTATTATGTATTTGAAGGAGAAAGCCTTGAGAAGGCATGGGAAAGCCTGTGCAACCGGGACGTAGATAAATACAGTTTTCTCCCGTTTTACAGCCCGGATTCCGGAGAGGGCGTCATCGTATTCAAAAAAGTCGTAGAAGACCCTCAAAACTTCATTTTTTTAGATATGAGAAGGTCAAGAGACTCCGGAAGACCGGTAATAATAAGAGGGAATCGGGAAAAGAACAGAAAAAGGATATTAAATGGCTAGATCTGTCATTTTACTCACGTATGGTCCGGGAAGGTATATGCCTTTTATCCCGGACATCTTCTCGTATTATAGCACAATAGACATAGACGTGACAAAGCCTTTGATGTCTCTTTACAGAGACCTCTGTCTTTCGTGCGGTCACGCGTTTTCGCTGGACACGGATGAGCAGCGCCGGGAGGCTATCGTCAAGATGAAGCCCGTCACGGACGCCTTGCGCAAGACCTTCGGAGACGGAGCTTTGGCCAAAAACGCTTTCCGTCTGGCTTACGACGCTCAGGACTTCGATATCGGGGTCATCCACGGGCCTCTGAGCGCAGCCGACATCCAGGCCGTGCGTGAGCTCTGTGCTCAGGGGGGCCTGATGTGCGAGGCATGGCTTGTGGCCACCGAAAACGATGTTCCTCCGGCAAGCGGCGCTGTGTTTCCCGCTGTCTACAGAAGGACGCCGAAGGGCTACACGCCGGATACGCTCATCGAGTTCGACAGGACATTCACGGGCTTTGACTCCTACGCCTCGGAGGAGCTGGCGGAGAAGTTGCGTGATGCGTTCGTGTCGTTTGCCGAATCAAACTCGGCACGGACGGCGACCGCCATGACGACCGTCTCCGCTCCGGAGCCCTCGGTTCCGGGCTCTTTCATTAGGGTGAGGCGTATTTAAAAGGCTATCATGGCAGACCTGTCACCAGAATATCCAGTCATCCGTGACTTAGGTCAGCTTTCGTATGCCCGCCAGCTTCTAAGGGTATACTACTGCTCCGGCCCCGTGTATATCTCCAACCCCTGCGCTTACCGTACAGGTCCCTCCATATGGGATATAGACACGCACCCCAAAGACATAACAAGCGCCGTTGCCCGTGACGCTGCGAAGCCTTTACTGCCCGGCGTTACGCTGCGCGTGGAGCTTCCGCCCCGCTCATCCGGTACGGACTGGACTTCTCAGGCCGCCGGTAAAATAGCCGACCTTGAGAACAGGCTGTGTCTTGCCGTGATGGATGTCGCGATGGATATTAGCGCAAGGAAGATAAAGTGCCCGGAAAGCGTACCAGATATCTATCAATATGCTGTATTTGCATGTCATGAGTATTTTTACAACAGGGGTGTAGGGGTAAATAATATAATAGGACTTGACGGGGGTAGCATCATCATAACCCCCAAACGTGACCTTACCGGAAGGTTTTACATATTCCGTGAGTGGAAACTCACGGTTGATTCTCCATCGTTTTCCATGATGGAGGCTGTTATCGGTATGCTTGTGTACCCGGATAATATCCTTGGTATACAAAAATCGACTATTTTAAGTAGTAAGGAGTTGTTAAAAGTATGAGTAAGTTAGGAGTTCTTTTTCTCGCTCTGGCCGCTTTCGGCCTCATGACTGCTTCAGTGCCGTCTTCGGCCCAGACCAGTGAGCTTCTGACGGGTGTGGATGTCGGCGCTCTGTACCTTGTCTCGCTGGACAACGGAAGGAGCGCCGGGGCTGTGTCGGCATCGGTCCCGGTCGTGAAGTTCAACGACATTCTCGGCGTGAAGTCGGTCACGTTCAACGTGGATGCTCTGGGTGTCGCCACGAAGAACACCACCACGTTTACGGCGGGTGGCAGTGTCACGGTTGAGGGGCTGAACAACACCGCTTTTCAGGTCGGCCTTGCATACATCCCGGCTGACAACATGAAGTTCAGTGCTTATTTCAAAGTTATCGGTGTGAGGTTCTAATAAATGACGAGAATGACTACAAAGGTTATGCGAAAGCCTGTAAAGTTCGGCAAGTACGTTGTCGACTTTGGTTCCAGTACACTTAAGTTCAACCTTATCTTCGCTATTATCGTTGCTCTTTTACAGATCCCTGAGCTGAATCAGCTCATGGAGTCTATTGGTGGCAGGGCGTACGAGGTCTTTTTGTCCATAAAGTTCTGGATTCTGGCCATTGCAAATATGTGGCTGAGGCTTAAGAGCTCTACTCCCGCTCTTATCAAGCAGGAGTAGAATTTTAGCTTTATTTGCGTAGAGGGGCCCTCCCCTCTACGCCTTCTTCCATTATAATAAAAAACTCAAAAAGGGGTTGTTTTATAGTGCCAGTCAAGATATCTCTGTGTATGATAGGTAAAGACGAGGAGAAATTCATCAAACCTTGTCTTGAATCAGCACTTCCGGTGTTCGACGAGTTGATTTTTGTTGATACTGGAAGTAAAGATAAAACGAAGTCCATAATTACGGAGATATGTAAAAAGAATGGTAAGCAGCTGAAGATAATCGACTCACCTTGGAGGGATGATTTTGCTTACCACAGGAATGAGAGCTTCGCTCCGGCCAGAGGAGACTGGATATTCTGGCTTGATTGTGACGACGTTATCGACAACCCCTCAGCGTTAAGAGAGTTTGTAGAGAATAATTCACAGAATATAGAAGGCGTCACGCTCCCTTACGACTACGCCAAGGATGAATATGGAAATGTAGTCGTAGTTCACTGGAGGGAGCGTCTTTTAAAGAACCTGCGCGACGGGTCTGGAAGGTGTCTGTGGAAGTGGAGCGACCGCATCCACGAATACCTTGAGTACCCGGAAGGCGTAAGGTTCTCTTTTTATGACGGCTGCCGAGTTATTCACAACAGGGATTTTGCAGCCGATAAGGAATCCTCATCCTCAAAGGACCCCGACAGGAATATCAGGATTCTTGAGAAGTGCGTGGAGGAGGAAGGCGGCTACGAGAAGGCAAGCTCCCGCAGGCTGGTCTATCTGGGCAACGAGTACTGGGCTAGAGGGAAGTATGAAAAGGCTGAAGAGGCTTTCAAAGCGTATCTTACAAAGTCGGACTGTCCTGAAGAGGCTCTTCAGGTGCATTGCAAGTTGGCCATTATGTGCCGCGACCGTGGGGATATAGAGGCGGCCTACTCCCATGCTTACAACGCGCTCCGGCTGAATGCTACATGGCCGGACCCCTACCTTCTTTTCGCACAGCTTGAGCTGAACATGGGCCGTTTCGATCAGGCCTATCAGCTGGCAAAGGCTGCTTCTGTTATGCCCGTCCCGAGCACTCACCTCATCCTGAACCCGCTTAACTATTCTTACGTCCCGGAGGCCCTTCAGTATAAATCCAAGTTGTTGAGCGGGGATGTTGAGGCCTGCCTTCCTCATCTGGAAAAGGTGATGAAGATACACCCGGATGAGGAGGCTAGAAGAGATTACGAGTTTGTTCTTAAGGAACTTGAAAGACGAAAGACAGTCGAGTCAGTCGTTCGGCTGGCTGGCTATATGAGCCCGGAGGTGATGGCAACCCTTCCAGAAGAAGTAAGAGCGGAACCTATTGTTCAGGACATCATGGCCGTCTCATTGGAAGAGAAAAAGAAGCCATCAAGGGTTGGGAAAAAGCGCCTCGCTATATTCACCGGGCCGCATCTGGAAAGCTGGTCTCCTGAATCTCTCAAGAAAGGTGGTATTGGCGGTTCAGAAACAGCAGTCGTCAATATCGCCAGGGAGCTTTGCGAACGCGGCATAGACGTCACCGTCTACGGCGAGCCTGGAGCTGACGTAGGCGAGCACGACGGGGTACTTTACCTCCCTTCAAATGCTCTTGGAAACCATGATAGATTCGATGTATTTATATCTTCTAGAAGAGCTCACATAGTAAATGCCGACATAAAGGCAGGGAGAAAGGTACTTTGGCTGCACGATGTATGCATTGGAGATTCTCTGACAAAGACGATTGCGGAAAAGTACGACAATTTCATGACTGTATCTCGCTGGCAGGCACAGCAATACATAAGTTTATACGAAGGCGTTACTGCAGAAAAGCTCATTATAACAAGCAACGGAATAAGTATATCCCTGCTTGAAAAAGCGTTCAACGAGTTCGATGGCTCTAAGGACCCGTACAAGTTCATATACTCCAGCAGCCCTGACAGGGGGTTGGAGTACCTTTTAGATATGTGGCCAGACATTAAGGAGTTGATACCGGAGGCTACTCTGGATATTTACTACGGGTGGGTCAACTTCGATTACGCGGCAAAGTATGATCCTGGACTTCGGGAACTTAAAGCCAGAATACTGTACAAGCTTGACATACTTAAAGACCTCGGTGTGAACCATCACGGCAGGGTGGACCAGGTTGAGCTGTATAAGAGGATGCTTGCTTCCTCGTGGTGGGTGTACCCGACTAACTTCTGTGAAACCTCCTGTATCACTGCTCAGGAGACAGTTGCTTGCGGGGTTTACCCCATCGTTAGCGACCTGGCCGCCCTGCCAGAGACTTTGAAAGGATACGGGACTTTAGTAAAAGGCTCTCCTGATTACCCTTCAGTGCGGAAAGAGTTTATAAAAGCGATACAGAACAGGATTGAGTTTCTGAAGAGTTCTCCTGAGGAGGCCAACAAGCAGGCTTCGGAAGCCGCGTCTAAAGTGCCGGTGTCGTGGTCCGAAGTCGCTGACCAGTGGTATAAGGAGTTCTTCTCTTGATAAAGCTTTACCTCACCATCAAGCGTATTTTAAACAGGATGGCACTTCCTAACTTCAGATTGTGTTACAGCTTTATTTTACTTTCTTTCCTGAACTTTTTTCAGGGCTCTATTCTATTCTTGAGTGGGGACCCTGTAATGGGGGCTCTATTCTGGCTCAATGCCATATGCTTTATGGTTATTTATTTTTCTACTAATCCCGATTTCAGTTAGAGGAGATTTGATGAACGTCCTTATAAAGCTCTCAGATGATATTCCTTTTCGGAATGACTTTGACTTTACTGAGCTCCACCGTGATCCGCAGATTGTTCTTGGACTTGCCGAATACCTCGGCGGTGAGCATAACTGCAACGTCGTGATATGTGCCAATACAGGGGGGTTCAGTAGAGAAGAGCCGTATTTCGTTCTTCTGGACAGTGGTCATTTTGAGGGTTGCCTTAAAGAGAACGAATGGGACGTTTTCATCTCTTACTCTGACCCCACGATGGCTGTGCACCGGCATCCGCTCCTTAAATCTCGTATTCGGATAGAGTGGGCCGATTGGTACCGATGTCAGGCTGACATGACCTCAGTCCCGAAGGATGTAGCCATTGTAGCCATGTCGGATTTTCACGCCAGACTTATCACAGAAGAGAATCCGCTGGTTAACCCGGTATACGTGGTCAGACCCCCGGTCATGATACCTGACGTTCCTCATATGGACCGGGACAGTTTGACATTTTTCTACCCGGCAAAGGCCTTAGCCGGTCTGCACAACTTGAGAGACATATGGGAGCACATCCTTGCCGAGGAGCCTGATGCTGTCTTGAAGGTGCCTCAACCTTCTGAAGCATATGCCGAGATGGTGAAATATTCGCACTTTGCGGATGGTGAGAGGGCAAGGAAGATACTGGAGCTTTTGAAAATGCCGGGCATTTCTTATGTCCCGGATTCTATAGGTTACGAAGGTTTTCTGGAAGAGGTTGTATCCTCCTCTTGTATCATCTATCCGTGTCAGCCTATTCAGCCTTATGAGCTGTCTGGATGCTGTGTGGCTAATGCACTGGCTCTAGGTGTGCCGGTCGTTTGCAGCGATTATGATTGTCTGCCAGAGTTTAGCGGTGAAGGGATGGCTATTAGCCTCCCGGTGGATACTAAAGGAAGTGAACTTGCTAAACTCTGGAGCGTCATATGTCTTGGTGCCACCACGAGCTTTGTTTCAGAAAAGTCTAAGATAGTTGATGGGCATTCATTGTTGAATTTCAATGAAGGCTGGATGGAAGTTATATACACGGAGCTTGACAATGGGGATGCTGGTGACAAAGAACATGAGGGATAACGTTAAAGCCAGGAACGAAGAAAAGATAAAAGAGCTTTACCACAAATTCGTACCCAAGGTCAGGGCTATTCTGAAAGACCTTGAAGGGCACGGGTACGTACCTCTTATTGTATGGGCATGGAGGTCTCCGGAAGAACAGGAAAGGCTTTATAAGCAAGGTTCTACGAAGATTAAATACGGATTTCACAATGTCTCTGACCGTCTTGGCGGTCCTGAAGCTATGGCTGTTGATATAGTCGATGCCCGTTACATGTATAACGCTCCGAAACGTTTCTGGTTAATGCTTGCTTCGAGTGCCTTAGCTCATGGTTGCGAAAGTGGTGTTTTGTGGACTGGTTCTAACATCCTGCTAAGAAACAGGATTATGAAAGCGATAAAAGAGAGAGATTTCTCTTATAACGGGCCACTTGGATGGGACTGCGCTCATGTGCAGATGCTTCCAAATTCTAAACTGTCTGCTGTCAGGAAAGGGTGGAGACCTTAATAACTGGAGTTATAGTATATGACGGAACAGAAGGGATGGGCCCCTTATTCGGTAGATGAATTCATAAATGATTATGTAAATGGCCTAACAAATGATGAACTCGCTTCCAAGTATAAGGGGTCAACGGATCAAATAAAAAGATATATAAAGAAGCTAAGGCAGCAGAGAGATTTACCCGACAGAAAAGGACTCTCTGCTGCTTTTTCTTATAATGCGAACAACGTTAAAAATTCTTTCGTATCTTTTTTACAGAAAGCAAAGACACTCAAGGAAATAAAGAAAAAGTTTGGGGATGAGCTGGCAGTTAGCCTCCTTGAGGAGGACTATGAAGGATACAATTTGTTCGTTCAGATAGATGATTACGGAGATGAATGCTACATTCTTCTCCCCGAGATAAGGGATGATATCGAGGTAAAGAAGAGGGAGTGGTCATTTTACAATAGCTTTATCGAGGAAGACGGAGCAGCGCCTATAAGGCAGGCTTATCATTTGGTCAAGTTGCCTGACAGGCTATTCTCATATCATGAGGATAAAAGAGTAGATATAATACCTCTCTACGATGTCCATTATGGCCATTACGGGCATAAATATAATAAGTTTATCGCTTATGTTGAATATATAAAGAACACGCCAAACGTTCTTACCTTTTTAGGGGGAGATCTGTTGGAGAACGCTTTGGATGACGGTAGGGGTATGTGCTATGAGCAGGATGAACCACCCCAGACACAACTGTCTGAGTTAATCAGGATACTTGCGCCAATAGCTCATAAGTGCCTGTTCATTATGCCGGGAAATCACGAGTGGAGGACATACAAACGTTCCGGAATAGACCCTTCATATTTCATAGCTAAGAAGCTTGATATTCCTTACTTTGATGGCCCGGTGTACTGCTCTATTGTCGGTGCGGGTCACAAATGGAAGATGTATGCGTTTCATGGGAGGAGCGCAAGTCAGACTAAAGGCGGTAAGCTTAACAGTGCGGGAAGGCCGAGGAGATTTACCGATTTCGTCAACTGGTATGTTTCCGGGCACGTACATGAGCCGGTTCTGGACAATGAGACCTGCATAGTAGAAGACCCGGTGAACTGCAGGTTAGTCTACAAGACACAGTGGACCGTCGTTTGCCCTTCTTTCTTGAGGTATGAAGGCACGTATGCTTACCGCTCAGGGTATCCGCCTCCGGGGAAAGGTGGTGTAAAGCTTTCCATGTACGCAAACGGGGATTACATAGCAAAGCTTACAGAGCATTGATACTATAAAGTAATGAGATGGCTGAGCGAGATTTATCAGATTTATTGGTACCGGCAAATGCATCCCTCAAGAGCGCTTTAGGGGAGATATCTAAAGGGCTCTTACAGAGGTCTGCGTCTGCCGTAGAAGCTCAGGCAATACGTGAGATAAGAGAGCAGCTCAAGGAGCTAGAAGACGAAAAGATAGTAGATATCTATACGTTCCTTGAGCATGACGATTATTTAGGGCTTAAGGGGTTGTACCCATGGATTAAGTGGGTACTTGGTGTTTTTTATTATCCCACTGAGCATTACGACCATACTGTCTATAGGTGGAAAAACAAAAGAATAAAGTTTCCTGGATTTAAAGACCTGGGTTACTCAAAAGAAGACGTCGAGCTGATGAAGTTCGACGAACTCGTGATGATTATCGGCCAGCGGACTGGTAAAAGCTGGGCAGCCGCCGCCGTTATTCTTTATGAGCTCTACAAGCTTCTTTGTAAAGATGAGCCCACCGAGGGATTTGACGGTGTAGCCCCTGGAAGCCCAATGTGGCTGTCTGTCGGTGCTACGTCCCAGCTGCAATCACAGGGAACGGTCTGGCATTACGTGACGGGCTGGTTCAACTCAAGCCCATGGTTCCGGCGTTATTCTGATAAAGCTTCCAGACTTATTTTACCGGACGGAACCCCTTCCTTTACTCAGTCCAGTCTAAGGATTGATTTCCACCATAAAAATATCCATATGGACTGTGTCCATAGCAGGTCCGGTGGTCTACGTGGCTTCACGAGATACGCTATAGCCCTTGACGAGATAAGTCACTTTGATGAAGGCGACAAGCGAAGCGCAGAAGCCATGTATGACGCCATGACAGCCTCCACCAAGACCTTCAAAGACAATGCTGTAAAAGTGTCATTCTCTTCTCCTTTGCATGTGGCAGACATGGGAATGCGGCTTATAGCCAGTTGCGGAGTGAGATTCAGCTGGGAAGGTTACGAAGACCTCGGGTTTGATTACCTCACGGAGTTTGATGGCAGGGAGCTTGGGGACCCGAACCCTAGAATGCTCGGCTTTCATTACCCCACTTGGATGCTCAACCCTGAGATAGGGTTCGACGATTTTGAGTATGACTTCCGTACGAAGCCTGAAGCGACATGGCGGGACTTCGGTGCCCTGCCCGCTCAGGCTGAGGAGGCTTTCTTCTCGGATGCTGCTGCAGTGAGGCAGGCATTCAACCGCACAAAGCCGTGTCCTATCAATGATAAGGGGCAGATAGCCGACTGGTTCGGGCCGGATTACAGGATAAGCAATTATCACCTTCACGTTGACGTTGGTGCTGGTAAGCCGTCCAACTTCGGTATAGCTCTGGGTCACCCTGTTGTGTACCATGAAAACGGAGTAAAGAAGCATAAAGTCGTTATAGACCTTGCTTATTCCGTTAAGGCCAATTCAAACGGTGAAATGAACTTTAAAAAGGCGAGAGAGATTATAGACGCTATAATAAACAAGTTTCCAATAGCGTGTTACTCAAGTGACGGTTGGAATGACTTAGAATACATGCAGAAGATACGCAATAGGGTAGGAAGAGTAGAGACTATAGTTGTCGACAAGATACATTACGATGAGCTCAAGACAGCTATATATGAGGGCTCTTTTGAATGCCATGCAAGCCCTCAGGCTGAAGAAGAGTTAAAAAGACTTGGGATCAAGAATGGTCAGAAGATTGTCAAAGGCGTAGGTTACACCAAAGATTTAGCAGACTGCCTGGCTGCAGTTTGTTTTAGATGCAGACTTAAGTCTTTTGCAAAGCACGTTAACGGATTTGCCACGATGGGTGTGTTTGGTGGTTCTTCATATCAGCCTTTCTCTTCTGTAGGTTATTAATGGCCTTTCCCTGGGTAAGTAAAGGTCGGGAGTGTTGAGTTGGATTACCTGACTAAGGAAGTTAATGATATAAATTACAAAATAGGTCATTTTGATGAGTCAATACAGGAGTTGAAGAGGGAGACTCAAAGGATAAACAACAAGCTTGATTCCTCAAGAATATTTGAAAGGGTAACTGAACTCGAAAGGAAGATATGCGACCTTTGTACAGTATATGAAGACGTCAAGCACCTGAAGCGTTACATGGTTATCATAATAATATTATGTGTTTTAATTGTGAACTTCTTTTCCAAGGGCGCTCTCCTTCTTACACTTCTTGAGATTCTCAAGCACATTTAAAAAAGGAAGGTCTTACTCTGATGTTACTCAGAAGTCTATGGTCGAGATTTGCCAAATTATGGGATGATCACCTGTTTTTAAACTGGGCTATATACATATCGTCAATACTGCTCATATTGAGTGTATTGGCCAGTATGTATGTGCAAAGGAGTATAATAAATAACTACTATAATAACCACAGCGAATCTATTGTAGAAAAAGCCTACGCAAAAGATAAGAACTAAAAATGGAGTTTAAGCTTTCTACCAACAGGGCGCTGTTCAAGCTGTCTCAACAGGGCGGGGTTACTGCTCAAGTTCCACCTCCTGTTCAACCGCAGCAGCCTTCTATGCCACCCCAACCACAGGCTCAACCACAGACTGCCACGCAGCAGCCTCAGTCGCCTTTCAGCTTCTTAGATAGCATAGGCCAGGAGATGCCCATTACCTCTTTTAAAGAGGGGGACGTGGTTGTTGCCGTTGTTGGTCCGATACGGGCACACGTTTTTGTATTCGACGAGATAAAACAGAACGGTTCTGTCTATGGCTGGAGGGCTTACGGAAGAGATCCGTCCAACCTTGAGCAGGCAATAGAGGCCTCACGTGATAAGTTCCTCAAATGGACCTTGAGGCCGTCGGACCCGAGGCTTAAACCCAGAAGGATACTTCATGTATCTGATGTCGTAAAGGCGTACAAGATAACGGACCTGTCATCTCAGCTTCCTTCTGAGCGCGGGGGACCTCCCTATGATACGACATCCGGCTTTCCCCCTCCCTCAAGGCCCCCGGTTGAGCCTTCAAGGCCGGAGATACGTAAGGCGATAAAAGAATCAAGGCATATCATATTTCAGTACACAAGTCTTAGCGGTACGACCTCCGAACGAAGAGTTCAGCCTTTGTATGTCTTCTTAAGCAAAGCCGGAAAAGAGATACTCCTTTCCATTGATGTAGGGAGAAGGGCATATAGAGCGTTTAGAGTAGAAAACATTGGAACTATAAAGCAGGGCGCTGTCTATAAATTCGACCCTAAAGAGAGGCTGAAGAAGGTTGACAGGACCCTGACCAAGATGAGGAAAGAAGGTAAGACCGATTCCCTTATATATGAGGGTCTTTTAGGTTACAGACTTGTCCTTAAGGAAATAATAGAAGAGGATAAGAAAGAGGGTAAGAAGAAAGACGACAAATCGGAAAGGGATAAGGATAAGAGTAAATCTAAGGGGGATTAAATGCCAGTATACGATTTTAAATGCTGGAATAAAGAGTGCGAGGATTTCAATATAGAGAAAGCCTACGACATGACGGTCAAGGAATACGAGGAGATGCTCTACATAGCCTGCGAGTGCTGTGGAGAGCCTCTTCATCGCTCCTACTCCTCAATGCCAGCAGTCCATTACAAGGGATTGGGTTTCTACACTACGGATAAGGAGTATGAAGACCAGATAAAGCTGGCAGAGGCCATAGCCGACAAGATGTACGAAAAGCGTGCAAAGAAAAGTGTCGAACAGGATAGCATCTCTAAGGATGACTCTTTCTGGGAGGAGCTGGCCTCTCAGGATTTTGCTAAAGAGGTCAAACGGCGGGACTATTTCGTTCCCAGAAAGCCGACTACGGTGATAAAGAAATTTGAAGAGAAGGCTTCTACGAATATAGTCAAGTAGATTTATTTGGTAAATGAAATGAAATCAGGTGGTTTTTTAAGATACCATATGGCCGAAAGGGGGACTCCTTACGAAGAGGGGTTCCGTTATGTCACAAAAGTTCCCGAACGTTACGGGCTTTTGTTCAAATGGAGTGGCCCTATGGTCATGGACCACTGCTTTGTTCCGTTATCGGCGGCCTTCCTTGACAGGTCCGGCAGGATCATAGAAGTCAAAGACATGGAGCCGGAACCTTATGCACAGGCACCGTCGAGAGTTTATCGCTCTTACGTGGAGCCTTATATGTTCGTCTTGGAGGCTCCTAAAGGCGCGTTCCATGAGTTAGGCTGGGGGCCTGGCGATATCCTGGAGTGGGATGATTCTAAAGTCTATAAGAAGGAATGCCCTGTCTTAGAGAAGTCCGGCCCTGTAGTCGAAGGGCAGGAGTTCTCGGTAGTGTCCCTCCCGTCTAAGGGCCTTGACCATGACATATGGGATGTGGAGGGGGGAAAGGAGGAGCCCGATATGAAGCCGGAGGTGCAAAGGGAGATACTTTCCCGGCTTTATCGCGGGCTTAAATCTGCCGGGTTTTCCAGCCCTGAAAAGTGGGTTGCAAAGGTACTGATAACGGGTTCCTGTACGACGAATCAGTTTGATAAGGATTCAGACATAGACGTCAATGTATTTGTGGATATAAATACGTTGAAGGAAGCTGAGGACTTTTCTGGTTCAAGGCTTGGTAAGTTGGAAGGAAAACCCAACTCCGACATATACGGTTACATAAAAGACGTATTTATACGGGATATTTCCGGAAAACCGCTTTTCACAACTGAGCACCTCATAAATTATTTCCTTTCGGTCGGTGCTCTGGACATGGAGAACTTTGACTCTGTTTATGACCTCATTGACGGAAAATGGGTGAAGCCGCCGTTCTTCGCCCCGAAGGACTTCGACCCAGAGGTAGTCTTCCCTGAAGTATATCAGAAAGCTCTGGATATAGCAAAAGAGTTCGATATAGAGCTCGGGACTATTAAGAGAGACTCCATAAAGCTTGAGGAGATAGTAAGAAGACTTCAGGATGCCAATGAAGAAGATAGGGCGCTCATAAAAGCCAAGCTAAACACGATAGTTTCCAAGCTAAACAGCGAGATAAAAGAGCTTTACGCTAAATATAAAGATATACATGCCAAGAGAAAAGAAGTATTCTCTAATGACATAGACCAGCTTCGTGATGAATATATGAAGTCCAAGAACTGGATGCCAGAGGCTATCCTGTATAAATGGTTGGACAAATGGCGGTATTTGAAGCTGGCAAGAGAGCTTAATGCTATATGGAACAACAGAGATTCTGATTTGTTAGAGAAGATATTACAACTTCGCAAAAAGTTGTCCAGCTCTTTTAAACTTAGCAATGCCACACAAATGGGCATGACAACAAATATCTTCAACACTCAGAACTGGTCAGACATTCCTGGTGTAGAAGATAAAGAGGTAAGGCTTTATAATGACTTCAATAACGTAATAAGGCCTTATATAGCTCAGATGATAATCCCTGTTCAGGGCAGTGAGGATTCTGCCGAGTTAGCTTTAAAAGCCATATTGAAAGTCCTTACGGATTACTCTGAGACGAGGAAGGATACCAAGCTCTCTATCATAGACAGCGGTATTGACCTTAACAATAAGCCTTATGTCTATCTGGATGCAGCTGAAGCGGGGATATTTTATATATGGATTGACCCTAACGAACTTGAGTCTAGGCTTGATTCTTTCTCGTTGAATTCTATAAATATGGAAAAATCCTCCAACCCCAAAGAGGATAGGTTTTACATAACAATGACTGCCTCTTCTGGTGTTATGCCAGCTGGCCTTCAGGATTTTATATTGAAACATGGCCCTTACTTTAGTGAGTACGTCATTAATTTCCCGAAGTCTGTGTTCTCGAATCATTTATCTAGCTATGTCGGTTTTAACAAAGCATCAGGAAGAAACTCCGCTATAGTACCGGCTAACAGCACTTTAGCCAAAAGAGCTGCGGAGAGGCGATTAGATAAGATAGTCGTTGTAGCAAGGCGAGATGAACCGATTAACAAGGTAAACTCCGTTTTACAAAGATATGGCTACGAACTAATTGAGCAGTACTACAACAATATCAACTACAGAGCTGCTGCTTATGCACTGAACGGCTATGCTTTGTCCAAAAAAGCATCTTCTGTTGAGGAAGATGAGATAAAAGACAGGGCAGATTTCATAGCCGACGCCATTGATGCTTCCGGTATAGTTGGAATAACCTACAAGGATTCGGGGTGGGTAGGCTCTTGCTTCAAGATTAATGAAAATATGGCAGTTACCTGCCATCACGTTCTCTTAGATGGCGTAGATATAAAAGATGTTCGAACCAGTGATTACAGCATACGGATAAAGTTTGGGAAAGAAAGACCAATAATAGCCAAAATTTACGATTTTGACGCGTCTTTAGACCTTGCATTGCTGATATTTGACCCGGACCTTGTTTCAGCGGCTCCTTTACCCATAGCGGACTCCAAAGATTTGAGACCGGGTTATCCGATATATGCCGTAGGCAGCCCTGAGGGGCTGGAGTCTATAGTGAGCCAGGGTATTGTGGCGTCGACGCATAGAGAGATAGGAGATGTAGATAAGGCAGACTCCTTCTTTATCAATCTTGAAATACACCCTGGCTCTAGCGGTGGTCCTGTACTATCTTATGAGAGGAGAGCTGTAGTTGGAGTAGCCAGAGGTTCTATAGGCTCAAGTGAAGATAATGACTGGATAAACTATTGTATATCTTCCCATACGCTAATGAATTGGTTGGATAGTAAAGGCATACCTTATAAGGAAGCGGAGTAATCGGGCCATGATTTACAAAACAGGAGAATGTGACGTTACTAGGGTTTTTATGTCAGGTGACACTAACACCTGTCTTGAGTGCGGTGCTTCTTACTCTATATTTTCTAAGGAGTGCCCTAAGTGTCATTGCCCTAATCCGTCACCGATTATTACAGATGCTGTAGTAGCGGATGATGATGGAGAGATATCCTGATTATTGAAAAATGATACTATACATTACAGATTATCCGTTAAAAGCTCTAGTAGTTGTCCCGGTTTATAGCCGGGCATTCTGATGAGTTTTTGACAGGTGGGTAGACTGCGCGTGTGGAGCATCCCTCGACAGGGATCACAACGCCGCGCTGAATATCCTTGGGCGCGGACAGCGCCTTTGGGGCGAAACGTGGTCGGCTGCGACGAGCGTGCCCCAAGAAGCTACGCGACTTCAGTCGCTGTAGAGTGTCACGCTGCAGAGTAAAAACGGAGGAATAAAATGTCTACTGTCTTAAATTCTCCTGCGAGGAATACTGGTTACATCACTCGCTACAATTCTAGGGGACAGGCTGTTGTCATCCCCGTCGGTTTCGCCCGTGGGCTGAACGCCCTGCGCCATCTTGCCAACAACTGTGTCGAGCATGGTTGTTATGTGGATGCCGCTAATAACGGCGCTAACCCGACTCTTGGTGTTTTCAGCGTTACTGAAGGCGCTGTTCGTCAGCAGGGCCTTGTCCGCAGGGTGGCCGCCATTCAGTACTTTACGTTGCCGGGTAGCGTGAGGCACGTCGGTTACGGGACCAGCCCGAATAAGATCACGGTTTATGTCCCGCCGATTGCTACCACAGATGGTACCTATATTGGCACCACGGGGCGTTTCCAGTTCAAGCTGAACTCCGAGTTCGTAGTCCCGACTGTTGCTGCCAACGTCACGACCTCGGGCAAGAACCCGGTTGTTCCCACCGGTGCCGTTGTGCTTGCGCATATTTACTATAATTCCGCGCAGCCTACGACCTCGGGTGCCACTATTGGGCGGGACGTCATTGACAACAACGCAAGGCCGAAGCTGTTCGAGCCGGTCGGTATTTGGTACAGGTAAAAATTAATATGAGCGCCCCCTGATTTATTCAGGGGGCGCTTGAAAACAAAGGGGTGTTTAGAGATGCGTTCTTTTAATCGAATAAATCTTGCTGGCTCCAGCCAGGAGAAAAGAGTGCTGGACAAGCTTGCAAGTATAGTCGAGAGCTTAGCTGAAGCTGATGGTTTGAGCTCTAACGACCCGTTTTTCTCAAAGATAGAGGACGCGTTCAAGGCTAAGGCTGCAAATATAACAAAGGAAAACAGCATCCCTTATGATTACGCCGTTAAATCAGGGGCCCTACAGGATCAAGGTTTAGGTGTTTTCACATCGTGTGAAGACGGGAAGCTCAAGATATGGCGTGTGGTTAACAGTGAATCGGGCCCTGTCATAGTTAGGGATGCGGAGCGCGAAGCCGAGGACGAGTTGATACAGAAGTTGATGAGTTCTTAATATATACGAGTGGGTGCAATACGATTGTTAAGGTGAAAATAAAATGCTAGGGAAAAAGATCATAACACCGAGAAATTCTGTGTATAAGGATAGGTATGAGAGGCTGTTTTCCGGTGAAGGGGGGATAGAGAAGACCTCCAGCGCTGGTGAGCCTGCTGACCTGTCAGCTTTTGTTGACGAAAAGGAAATAGCTTCTCGTATTCACACGAGTAACGCAATCCGTTACACGCGGAGGATTCCTGTATCTTCCGAGAAGAATATAGACCAGACTTCCAAGCTGGTGCGTGAAGCGGAGTCCGTTTTCGGGAATAATGCTCTGAACTTTCTGCGGTCGAAGCTATCTGAGGCTGGAGTGCCCTCCACCGTAGGCCTGAAAGTCTCCTCTATTGAGAATACCCAGACGAAGACCGTGGGTCTTTTTAAGAAGAGCCACGTCCTCGCTTACGGGGACGTCAAACTGGAATTGACTCACCCCGTTCTTGGGAAGAAATCCGCCTCTGTGAATGTCGCTTGTGATGATGGGGTTTACGTTATCACAAGTGGGTTCAAGATGGACAACCGTCAGTTCCCTATCAACAAAGATGGATGGGACTCCATGGTGGAGTATGCTAAGAGCTGCCAGTCTAAGAAGGAGCCCGTTCACCTCGTGGTACGAAAGTACAGCCATAAGTTTCCCGAGGGGTATTATGAGTCTCTAGGAAGCTTTGAGAATGACGTTTCTGTGGAGGGTATGCTCAGGGCTAACGGCCTCATCGTGAACAGGATAAAGGTAGCCGGAATAGGTAATGCTATCGAGCCTTTGATCTTCGATGAGTCGGATGCGACTAAGGTCATGAAGATTGCCAAAGCTCTTCAGAAGACTTCAGAGGGCAATGTTACTGTGGTCGCTGAGGATGGCTCTGAGGAGGATGTCGTTAAGGACGTGGTGGAGAACGCTAAAAAGAAACCTGGAGAGGACAGCGTTTCTGTCACGGAGACTGGAGGCGGGGTTGCCGTAACCGGCCCTAAGGAGGCTATCATCCCCAAGAAGAGCGCTGAAGGCGTTCCTTCTATGACGATAAACGACCTAGTCGCGGCTGTTTCAAACGCTATATTAAGTAAAAATAAGAAGTATTTCTCTAAGGTAGACCCTCAGGAAGCTAATGCTGTGTTGAGGGACGTTATACTTCAAGTCGTAGATGAGCTTACCGGTGGTGCTCAGGTAGACCTGAATGCACTGGATAGGGATACTCTAACTGAATTCTTTACAATGGTATATGATAAAACTCAGGAGTATGTGTCGGAGCTATTTAAGTCTGATGTCTTCTCCGGAATCGCTACCGGTGAAAGCTCCGAGTTCATCCCTGACGTGTTTCAGGATACCGGTGATATTGATGAGCCTGGAAGCGCAGGGCAGGCTAACTGGTTAGGAGGAGTTCGGTTAGCCGGTAAGGGCGACCCTTACTCCACCGGTTCCAATCCCGAGCCTACTCGTAATGCTGGCCCTGCTTCTACTAAAGCCAAGCTTGTCGGGCCTGCTGGAGATCAGAAGATAGAGAAGAATACCTTCACTGATTCTCCTGCTAAAGGTGGTAAGCGTGAAGGTATTCAGGACCATACAAGCATTACCGACAAGATGAGCCCGGCTACTTCGATGGGCACACCTACTAAGAATGCGGGACCGGCGGCTACCAAAGCGAAGATGACCGGCCCCGGAGGTGACCAGGATATGTGGGCCAATGAGGAGCCGACTGATGCTCACCTGCCTGAGGGGGCTGGAACTGATGAAGAGTTCCTCTCTCGGGATAAAAAAGAGCAGAAAGGGAATGTCGGTGCCTTTTTGGAGAGCTCGGGTGAGGGAAGTGGCGGAGCTGAGGCTATGAAGCTTGAGATGGGGCAGTATGGGGGTGGCGGAAACCTTACTGCCGGTCCTGAGTTTATGGAGCGTAAATCCTCCCGTGGCCTCAGTGATTTCCCTTACCCCTTCTAAAAACCAAATACAGAACGATGGGGGGCTATGGCGGTAGCCCCCCACAAATAAATCTTTAAAGGGTGATGTAAAATGGCGGGGTTTTTTAACCGAGAAGACCTTATAAAAAGATTTACCGGTGCGCAGCCTGAATCTAATAAACCTAAAGGTAGAGTTCCTGGCACAAAGAAGATGGAGAGGTGGATCCAGGATTATGACAGATTTGAGGAGAGAAAGCGTCCGGAAGTGGTGAATTTGAAAGGCGCGAGGCCTGGCCAGTGGGTCGTCACTAAGGGCAGGGATGTCGCTCAGATAGTCAAAGTAAACCCCGCAGTAAGGCTTGCAGACGGGACTTGGGTTCAGCCGTCGGTAGAGACTATAGACATAAATGGCGGAAGCCTTTTAGTATTTCAAGACCAATTGAGTGGATTATTCAATACACAAGAGGACGCTTTGAGCTACGCAGAAAACGTTATCCCGAAGAGGACTAAGGGTAGTCGGTTAGAGAATATAAAGAACTACATCACTAAACTTTGTCAGAACTTACCGGCTGATGTTAATCCGGCTACAACGAACGTTCCCAAACCTAAGAATGTAGCTGTTCCGACTGATACTACCGGGCCGGTTCCTCTTGAAGAGGCCGAGTCAGAGAGCGCTTTAAGCCAATTGACCGACGCTGCTGGAAAAGCTATTAATGACGCCCAAGAGAGCTTTAGGGAGACTCAGAAGGCTATTGCTAGGAACAGGGCAGTAGCAGATATGCTTTTAGCTAAAGGCCCTACCGACCCCGGTGCTGGGAATGCGCCTATTATGACTTCTCAACCTCCTGCTAAGGCGGCCAGCGTTCAGAGAAAAAAGAATCAGAAAGGGGACGATGAGGATCCCATCGCTTCCTTTATAGAGGGTTTTCGACGTAGAAAAAGGCAGGAAGAAGAGAAGTGGCAAAAGGCTCGTGAGGAACTGTTTGGGGTTTCTGGAAAGCCGAAGACTCAGCCAGCACAAACGTCTTATGCAACACCGGGTGCCCCACGAAGGCCCGGTTCCTCTCTAGGACGCCTCAGACCTGCTATTGATACCAGCAGTACTTATGAAGAGTTCGCTGGGACAATAAACGAGCCGGGCTTAGCCTTACGTGGTAAGTACGTCATAGTCCCACATAGCGCTCTTGTGGGCACTTCATTAGAGTCTATTCCTGCTTACAACGGATATCATATAATGAGAGTATACTCTAAGGAAGGCAAGGATCCTAAGACGGGTAAGATCAAAGGTGTTTACGTTTATTTTGAGGGAAACCCTTCTGTCAGCTCTTTCGTATCTGAAAAGGACGTTCTAGAGGGAAAATATTTTAAATCCGACACTGATGCATTTCAGTACCTGACATCGCTAACGAGTAAGACCTCCAATATAAGAAGGGCATTTTATTCTATTCTTAAGAAATGCGCTTTTGATGAGCCTCTTTATGACGAGCGCTCTAGATCTTACAAGAAGATGGACCCGGTTTCCGTCGCTCAGCATTATTTCGATAAGTACTACGCACCAGCTGAGGTTCCTCATCTTGGTAAAGTTTCGCCTGATCCTCAGCAATCTTTTGAGAAATTAAGGGATAGCTTATCCTTAGTCCTTGGGCCTTATGGCTACAAGATATCATATGACCCAACTACTGGAGAAGTTTTCATGTTCAAAGATGATTCCCCTGATATTAAGATAACTCTAGGCACAATAGGGAGGTACTCCGGCCCTAAGGTTTCTTTCAAAGTCCCTGACCCCAAAGGTAAAGTCCACCCTCTTCCTGAGGTAGAAGGCGTTGATTTGAATCTTGATAGAAAGACTCCGCCTAATATTCCCGTGAATAAGAACGAATTCGAGAATGGGGGTGGAAAGGTTGTTGGCCATGCAGAAAAGGAAGGACTAGAGGGTCAGTCTCAGTCCCTCATAGATTCCAAAGGGATGAAGGAGTTCATTAAAAAAATAAGGAAAGAAGACCCGACTCCTGTTTTCAAGCTGAGCGTATAAAACTGGGTGTAAAGATGGATGAATTCAGGCTAGAGAATGAGATAAAAGAGTTCCTCTTTTACAAAGAGGCTCAAGCGGCAACCCCCTCTAACCCTAAGAAGGAAGAGGACTCCGGTATTTTCGGTAAACTCACTCAGGGGATTAAGAATATCATATCACCTAAAGACAAACCGGACAGCTCTATTGATGAGGAGCCCAGGACACCTGAGGTCACTCCGCCGGAAGGCTGGGCTTATGTCTCTACGAAAAAAGCTTGGAGCTCTTTGCCTTCTATTAATCTGGCTGTCTTAAAGGAAGAGGGTGTTGATCTAACAGACCCCACCATAGGGTTAGGGAATAAGCTTTTACTGGTTTACGACAAGAAATCCAAAGCTTATTTCGTAGCAGCCAAGGAATCTGACAACTTTATACAAGTAATATCAAGCATAGAGGGAGAGATCCCTATAGATGCTACACCAGAAGGTGCCGTAACTAAGTTCTTTACGCTCCTCGGGTCTTCTTTAGGGTATAAGAAGCAAGAAGGGGAAGAGGGTAAGAGCGAAGCGAAAACAACTGATGAAGACAAACTGGATGAAGTAAAGAAGCAGATAGACCTGGCTAAAAAACTTGTGGATCTGCAGGAGAAAGTTGAGAGTATAGAAGAAGCATCTTCTGAGGGAGAAGCTCCTGCGCAGTCAGAGGAGAAGGCTCAGACACCGGAAGAAGCTAAACCTTCAGAGGGGGAAGAGAAGCCAGCCAGTTCTACTGAAGAGCAGGCAAAAGAGCCGGAGGTTCAGCAGGAAACCGAAGTCGTGGCTGAGCCGTCTGCTAAAACCGAGCAGCAGGAGACCCCGGCTGAAACGGAGAAAGCTAAGGAAGACACTAAGGCCGTAAAGGAGGAGCCGCAAAAGCCAGCCCCTAAGAATATATATGAAGCTATAGCTCAGGATTACAGGCCAGCTCTTAGTCTGATAGATAAGTTTATAACGGATACGGAAAAGCAAGCCGCTGACCTAGAGAAAGAAGGCGATTCAGAGAAGGCGTGGGAGCTTAGAAACTACATAGAGAACGCCAAGACTATAAGGCAGAAGATAACGTCCTCTATTGGGGATGCGGTTTCTGGAACGCTCGCAGAGACGGTTAAATTCAATATAAAAGTAGGTAGTCCGCTCAGGGATATGCTCTCGGAAGCTTATGGATTCCCAATAGGTTCCACATCGCATAAGGGGCCTGGAAGGCAGACCGCTGAGCCCAAGAAGAGACGCACGAGGCAGCAGGCCGTTACAGAGCAGTTGAAGCAAGCTTACGAGCTAAGAAAGCCTGTTTATGGGAAGAACACCATAGAAAGCCTCGATGAAATACCCGACGAAAAAGTTAGAAACGATATAGTAAATTTCATAGAGTCTTTAACTCCCGAGAGTCTTGCTCAAGTTGGAGTGGAGCTTGTTGAGAACGCTGCGAAATATAATCCTTATTACGACCGTAGAGTCGATGAGGATAACATTCCCGATTATAAGCCTTACTCAAGTATTCTGAAGCCTATATCTGATGCCTTTGAAGATCCTAAAGGTATAAATGAAGCGGTTTTAGCTAATATTAAAAATAAGCTACTGGATGCCGCTTTATCTTCTCAGAGTTCAAGGTATATATTGCATCAGCTCGCCTCTTAACTGCTATGGCTAACAACTTAAGACAACTTGCTACTAGAATATATGAGAACCCTGAGCCTTTCTTTGCAGCACTTTCTCAGTTTGATGACCAAGTAAAATCAAACGAAAGAAGTCTGCAGTTTGCTTATAAGTATCTTCTGACTTTTATAGGGTCTCTGAAGGTTCCTTTCAAATACCCTAAAAGCCCTAAGAATGAGAGGTGGGCTGTTTCAACTTTAGTTAGCAGGATGAGCCCATCAAAAAAGGGTGGATATACTGAAGAAGTAAACGCAGTAAAACTTCCTTTTGTAGAGAAACTCGGTGAGATATACGGCGTCCCCATAGACTACTCTGGTTATTATGATAGAGATTTGACCAATAGGCTCTTATCAAGTGGGGGCGGAAATCAGGAGAGCAGAATGCCAGCGGCAGAGGAAAAATTCAAGGTTTTAAGGTACAAGTATGAGCCTGATAGGTTTGACATCTTTGTACCTGTTAACGGATTGGATGTTAAGAGCTATATTGGTGAAGCCCCCGCTAAAGGAAGAGAAGGAGGAGGCGATCAGGGAGAATCGCCTTTTGTCGCTGGTCAGGATAGAGAGAAGACGCAGTTAGAGCAAACGGTTGAAGCTATTCTATCTTCTCTACTAAACAGGCTTCAGCAGTCTGGCTTGTATAGCGGTGGAGGAGGTGGAGGGGGCGGTAAGCTTACCGGAGGTGGCGGAGGTGGGGGAGGTAGAAGCCCGATTGGTCCGATTGGCCCTCCTGGCCCAGGTCCTTCTCCTATTCCACCCAAGCCGTTTCCTCAGCCTGGGCCTACGGGTGGGGCTGTAACACCTACTCCAGCTCCTACAGGCGGAGGGGTATTTCCAGTTATCACCCCTAAACCCTCACCAGCTCCGGCACCGGCTCCTGCGCCAAAGCCCGTTACTGTGACAGGAGGGCAGAAGCCAACAGTTACTCCGCCCCCGCAACCTAAACCGGCCCCTGCACCGGCCCCTGCACCGGCCCCCTCCCCCGAGCAGCCCGATGCCCTTCAGGTGGCTTATAACCGGTTGGTGAGCGGTAAGTCGAGCAAATCGTCTAACAGCCTTGTTTTGAACGCACTATCTTCTATAGTGTCCGGTGGGGGTATTCCTGCGGGCGGTGGAGGCGAGGCAACTACTCCTCCTGCGCCCACTCCAGCGCCTACTACCCCTACTCCCGCCCCTGCTCCTCAACCCAATCCCGAACTTGTGAAACCTAGGTTGGTTAAGAAGGGGCCAAAGCCAGAAGAGCAGAGGGCTGAGCCCGCTCAGCAAGGAGATGCTGAGGCTGTAGGTGCCGATAAGCAGACGGAGCTCTATACGAATTTGACATCCGGTATTTCCTCTCCGTCTTCTAATGCTATTATACTTGGTCGTATACAAGAGTTATATGATACTATTACATCAGATAACGATACTAAGAATAATGTGGTAAACAAGGTAGACGAAAGAGAAGGTATTGCGCAGGCTTATAAAAATATTGTAAGAGGAGCTTCGTCTAGCACTTCCGAAGATAAGATCATAGCAAGGATTGCTGATTTAGAAAAAGGTCAACCTGAAGAAAAAGATGTTAAACCTAAAAAGACTAGGAAAAGCCCGGATAATAAAAAAATAGAAGAAAAGGTACAAGAGGAACCTGTTGGGGAACCCCCGATAACAGAGGAAGATTTAGACATAGCCAATAAGATATTCGGGGCAAAAGGTTACGAACCAGAGGTGTTTGCGGAAGATGAAGATGAAGACGACCTCTGGGATGAAGAAGAAAAAGAAGAAGGTGATACCGGTGTGAACCCGGAGGCCGTGAAGTTTATAGAATCTTTATTAACTGGAAAACGCAGGTAATAGGTGTAAGGCAGTGGGTACTTTAACTCTCGATCAAGAAAGAAATCTTGTAAGGCTCTGTGCTTTGGCCGCGAAGTACAGGATTTATAAAGCTGAGGATGTAATGTCCGCTCTCGGCATCCCTGAATTGGGATATCGCAAGAGCAGAAGCGACGCTTACAAGAAGCTTTCGGAAAATTACTATAAGTCAGTCTACGGCAGGCAGAAGACATCTCAGTTTCTTGGCGAGACCCAAGGCGAGGAACAGGAAATGCCTTTAGCTCAGGAGACTGAGGACGCTGGCGGCCTTGAGGATAGAGAGTATGCGGTCTTACATGATACCACTATATCCCCGGCCCTATCAGAGTTGATAATATCACTTAAGAATTTGATATACCAGCTCGCTCTGGAGTTGTACGGCGTCAACTGCACAGAGCCCCAGCTCCTGAAAATGACGAAAGAGACACTGAAGATCATATCTGCCCGAATTGCTGATATTCCCATTGCTGGACCTGTTGATGCTATAGATGATTACTTGAGAGACCTTGAGCAGCAAGGCCCTCCCGTACAGCCTGGAACAAAGAAGAAACAGGAAACTCCTAAGCCAGCGGAGCCAGAAGTACCTACGCAGGATAGAAACAAGTTAAAGAGGACCCCTCCTTGGGAAATAATGTAGTTAGGGAAGCAATTTTATTAATGGGGGTTTTTTAGAGAAGAGTTGTCTAAGTTGAAGATGGGAGAAAAGAACGGTAAATCCCACTGCACTAAAGTAGAAAATCAAGTCAATTTGATGAGGGGTATGACTAAGAAGCTTTTAGTAGAGCTTGACATGCTGGCCAGTCTTTGTGAGAGCAGCACTTTTCATTTGAACCGGATGTTAAATAACTTCCTCTCAGAGTTGGAGCAGGTTCCTCGGAAAGAGAAGAACTATATCCTATCTCAAAAAATGGATGAATCGTCAACTACCCCCGACTGAAGTCGGGGGCTTGTGAAGACCCGCAAGCCAAGCGGGTTCAGCGAGACGAAACGGTTGACTAGCCACAGATGCTGAACTGGCTTCCCGTGGCAGGGAGAGCGACACCGGAGATGCCGCCCTAGTCCCCGGTCCCTCGGCCAGTCAGCGGCGAAGGGCTAAATAGCCGCCGCAAGGCGAGAGAAAGGTAACAATGCTTTACGTTCCAGTAGTAAGCAGCACCGGCAAGCCGCTAATACCGTGCCACCCCGCACGAGCAAGGGAACTTGTTCGTTCAGGCAGGGCCGTCAGAAGGTTTGACCGTGGATTGTTCTACATCCGCCTGACCGACCGGGCCGATGGAGAGGTGCAGACCGTTACTGTCGGGATCGATCCCGGTAGCAAGCAGGAAGGGTTTACGGTCAAGTCGGAGGCGCACACTTACCTGAATATTCAGGCGGATGCGGTGGATTGGGTCAGCGACCACGTAAAAACCCGCAGGATCATGCGACAGGCCAGACGTTACCGCAACACCCCGTGCCGCAAGAACAGGACCAATCGTTCCATTGGCGGGTTGCCCCCCAGTACGAAAGCCCGGTGGCAGTGGAAGTTGAGAATATGTCGGTGGTTGGCAAGGGTCTATCCAATCGAGTCCTTTGTTGTGGAAGACATTTGTGCACGTACCAAGGGTAAGCGGCGCTGGGACAAATCGTTCTCCCCGCTTCAGGTAGGAAAGCAGTGGATGTATAACGAACTTGGGAAGCTAGGCCGCGTGATCCTAAAGAAAGGGTGGGAGACGAAGGAGATGCGCGTTGCCTTGGGGCTGAAGAAGACAAGCAACAAGATGGCGGAAGTGTTTGAGGCCCACTGCGTAGACTCTTGGGCGCTCGCCAACTGGTTGGTTGGCGGACATGTCAAACCAGACAACACAAGGATTCTGCGCATCACCCCGCTACGCTTTCATAGACGTCAGTTGCACAGGTTGCAGCCCGGACGTGGGGGGATCAGGGGCCCGTATGGCGGAACGCGCAGCCACGGGTTTAAGCGCGGCAGCTTGGTCAAGCACCCCAAATATGGTGTTACCTATGTGGGTGGATGCCTTAAGGATCGCATCAGTCTTCATCGGATTACTGACGGGGCGAGGTTGTGCCAGAACGCCCGTCCGTCGGATTGTGAGTTTCTGGCATTCAACTCTTGGAGGACGCGGCTCCTCCCCTGTCTAAAGACAGGGGTTTCCGCCGCGTAGGAGTGTTTATGAGTAGATTTATACTGGGAAAAGAGGATGCAGAAAAGCTTTTCTCAGAAATAAGAAAATATGCTGAAAGCAGAGGTATCAGTACGTTAGAGGCAGCGGGGAGCATGCCTTCTAACATTTTTTCTATGTCTGCTGAGGAGATAAGGAAGAAAGCCACGACTGGCTATGCCGTTACGGCTCAGACATCCCGGATGGCCCCGTTTCTGTGGGCACCGGACATGCAGATATCCTCCTTCGTCCTTCCCAAGACGATCGAGGAGAAAAACAGATTCAGGCGTTTTTACTACGCCCATGACCCGATAGTCGGGACAGCTATTGACCTTCACACAAGATTCCCGTTATCCACCTTCAGACTTATTTGCGAAGAAGACGAATTTGGTGAGATAGCGGATGAATATGAAGAGATAGCTCAGGATATAGACCTTTACCAGGTCATACTTGATATCGGTAAAGAGTACTGGTTATCAGGTGAGGCGTTTCCCTACGGTGTCTGGAATGAAGAGGACCTTCAGTGGGACTCTTTCCTGTTAATGGACCCGAACTATCTAGCGGTAGATAAAAACCCGTTCAGCGCAAAGGATGTTTTTATTTGTATAAACACCTGGAACCCCTACTTAAGGAAAGTAGTGAGGAACGGGCCTAATGACCCGAGGACGGGTCACATATACCGCCACATGATGGAGACAGCTTCGGATGTCGTAGAGAAAATAAAATCCAATGAGCCTTACCAGTTGGACCCGAGAGTTTCATCCCACGTTGCCAGAAAAGTTAATTACTTCGATATACGTGGTGTCAGTATTATCGATAGGATATTTAAGGTCCTGATGTACCAGGACAAGCTTCAAGCGGCTCAGCTTGCTATCGCCGATAGACATATTACTCCTATAGAAATATGGACTGTCGGTAACGATGAGAACCCTCCGGACGAAGAGGCGCTTGCCAACCTGGATGCAACCATAAAATCCATGTGGCAGAGCCCTCAGAAGGCTATCATCTGGAACCACACTTTGAAGGGTGAGTTTATAGGGGCTAGTGGAGTCACCATGCCCCTTTCTGGCGAATGGGATTGGATAGACAAGCAGAAGTTTATCGGCCTCATGGTCAACAACGCTATTCTTACTGCGGAAGGCCCAACCTATGCCTCTGCTTCTGTTGCCAGTGACTTTTTAGCTTCCTGGTATATGTCTTACCGTCAAACCCTTGAGCGTTGGATAATCCATCATGTCTTTGACAGAGTGGCAAGGGAACGTGGCTACTGGAAACCTGTTAAGCGTCATATAACCGGTTATTACAGAGTAAAGTCTAATCGTAGAAGGCCGATACTCCCCAAAGTACTTTGGGATAAGGCTAATCTCAGGGATGATTTCCAGAAACTGCAAACGCTCATAAACTTAGCTAACAACGGAAAGGTTCCGTTTAAGATCATATATGAAATGCTCAATCTCGATAGAGATACTATGATAAAAGAGATTGAGAAAGAAATGAAGATGTTTCAGTCTATAGCGCCTTCAATGCCAGCAGCACAGATGGCGGGAGGGTTACCGACCTTCGAGGAGACACTTGGAGGGGCGGGAACTTCTTTGGGAGGGGGAGGCGCTGAGGGGGCAAACCTTATAATGCCCGAACAGAACCTCCCTTCAGCCGCAGAGGGTAGCGTTGAGAACTTTAACGAAATGGGTTCTTTTGGCGAGGGCTCTCCTGGTGGAATGATGCCAGCGGAGTCTTTCGGTTTTCCTTCAGATAATCAGGGCGGGACAGGTGTTTAAATGAGTATCGTAAAAACAAGTGAATGCTCAGTTATAACAATACCGGATGCTGTTTCGGATATAGATAACGCATTCGGTGTGAAGATATCGTCCATTATCGGGAACTTCGATAAGGATACTGTATATTCAGTGGTAGCGGGGATTCCCGGTGATGTGTTCAACGAGAACCACGACATGTGGTTATGGAAGGAAGAGCTTTGCAATAAAAAACCTTCCGGTATTTACACCTACGAAACATGGCGTGGAGTCCCCGTCTGTGTAGGCCATAAAAACAATAGTGTCTTGGACCATTACGGGAAGGTCTTAGATGTCTGGCCCGATCAGGATAAAAAGATTGTCTATATGCTTTTAGGGACCAGCTATAAGCTGAACCCCAGATTAGCTGAAGGTATAAAGACAGGTGTCATCAATAAGGTTTCGATGGGCTGTGTTGTAAAGTATAGCACGTGCAGTTATTGCGGTTCTGTAGCGCATACAGTCAGTGAATACTGTGACCATTTACGTTATAACAAAGGAAGAGTTCTCCCTATAAATAAAGGCCTAAAACATTGTGACTTCGCTAAAGTTTCTGATTCTATGGTAAAGGTCGGAGAGGTTTGTTATGACAGTATGGGGACAGAGATGAGTTGGGTAGTCAACCCAGCTTTCCCCAACTGCGTTGCTGTAGATATCCTCAAGGAAAGCTCTGAAGATTCGTCAAACGATACTATTAGTAATGTGAGCAGCGGATTCAATATGCCCCTGTCCGATCAGTACAGCTTGTTAGCTAAGGTTTTGAAGCGGTCTTCAAATGAAAATGAAAGAAAGTTAGCAGGGTTATTAGATAAAGCCGCTTCTAAGGGTAATCTTACTGATAGCGAAGTCAAGGCTATAAATAAACTTATAGAGCTTGCTTCTAAATCAGGGATTTAAAGGAGATTACTTATGTCGTTGAACAAGCCGCCCACTTTCAGGAGACTTAACCCTTCTGAAATAAAGGGTAATGTTTCCGTAAGAATAAGTGAAATAACAGATGAGGATAAGCAGTATGCTATTGCTATGTTCTTGGCCAAAAATCCAGATGCCAGAAAGGATTTCGGCGCAGACAAGCCTAAGCAACTCTTAGACTCTTATGGAAGACCTGTTAAGTTCAAAGATAAAAGTAGCAGTGGGAAGGTTAGTCTGTTGAATAAGGACGGGGGCTCGTCTGATAAAGGGGTGTCTTCTGACAGCATCCAAAGAGATATTCAAAAAGCAAGTGAAGTAGATTTATCTAAGGGTGTTTTGATTAAAGTCGATGAGCCCAGTGAAGCTCCTGCTTTCGATGAGGCATCTAACAGGTTTAAAGCCATACTCTCGAAAGCTAAAGAAATGCTATAGTTTAGGAGAAACTGGAATGTCAAATTTATTGAAAGAGGCTTATGAGTTTATACGTGAATTGGTTGTTGGTGAGTCCTCTGACAGAAAAGATACTATATTAGATGAGAAGCAAGAAGAAATAGAAAAGACTTCTCAAATCAAAGAAGAGGCTGATGTCATGAATGAGGAAAACGGGGTGAAGGCACCCGCAAAAGAAGATGACGTTGTTGGCCCCATCGAGCAGGAAGAGGGGGTCGGCGGCGCTGAAGATCAGCCCTCAGAGCTTGCTGGTGAAGATAATCCCATGTCCTCCGAGGAGTCTCCGGCAGAGGGCGAGGAGGCTGAGGGCGGAGATGTAGTGGACCGTCTGGAGGCTACTCTCAGAGAGTTTTTCGAGGCCGAAATGTCCGCAGGAACCAGCCCTGAGGAGCTGGCAAAGGCGATAGATGAGCTTGCCAGTAAGATAGAAGAGGGCGGACTTGAGGGCGAAGCTGAGGAAAGTGAAGAGGCCGAATCCGAGATGGATGAGGAAAAGATGGCTGGCCCGCCCCCTTGGCTCCAGAGCTCCGAACTTGATGAGGAGCTCAAAGAAGATGAAGAGGGAGCCGTAGAAGCCGAGGCCCCTGAGTCAGAGGAGGAGGCTGAAGAGGTTGCCGAAGAGGCCCTTGAGGAAGAGGCGGAAGAGGAATCCGAGGACGAAGAGGAAGGCGAGAAGGAGTCCGAGGAAGAGGAATCCGAGGACGAAGAGGAAGGCGAGAAGGAGTCCGAGGAAGAGGAATCCGAGGACGAAGAGGGCGAGGAGAAGAAATCCGGCCTTATTCTCCGGGAAACGGAGAAGTATGCGGCTGTCCTTTACAACTCTGCCGATTCCTCCCCCGAGAAGCTGGAGTGGGTCGTTTTCGATAAGACCTCTAGCGCCCCTGTTATGAGGGTCCTCGCTAAGGAAGCTTTCGGCGATAAGCTTTATTCTACTCCTGCGCCTGAGGACTATCCAAATCACAAGTTCGCTAGCTATGGAGAAGCTTTTATATCTGAAGCTTACGGCGATGCTCTGCTTTCTGCAGTTGAGTCTTATGGATTGGATAAGGCATGCGAGGCAGCCAGTGGGCGGATCGTTAAGTCGGCGCAGATAGGTGTTTCTCCGACTACCGGTGGGCCTACGGCGATGCAGGAGCGTCAGCCGGTCGGGAGCACGACACCGACCAGCCCGCTCGGTTCTGGTCAGGAAGTGAGCGAGGGCGGCCAGGACGTTAACCTGAACCCGACTCAGATGGGGCCTGCCGACCAGGAGCCTTCTCCGGTTACGGTCATTGATTTTATGCTCGGATTCCTTCCGTATCTGGTCGCCTCCGGGGTTTACACTCCGGGTGAGATCGTTCAGGAGCTGAAGGATACCTTCACGGACGATGATGCCTCCGCAAGGTTTATTGGGGCTCTGTCCGAGAAGGCTAAGAGCGTAAAGGAGTCCCTCGGTGTCAGTGAGGGTGAGAACGCCCCGTTTGACCCCGGAATGCTGATGGGCGGCGCTCAGCCTCCGCAAACCGGGATTCAGACAGAGATGCCGGGCGCAAAGATGTCTGAGCTGCAGGCGGAAGTCGAGCAGCTTCGCGAGAAGGTTGCTAGTTACGAGAAGGAAGCCGTTTTGAGGGCTAAGGTTTCTTCTGCGGTGGCCTTCATTCGTAACGAGATGCAGCGGAGGGGCGCTAACGGTAAGCCCTTGATGCCCTCCGTTGACTATTTAGTGATGACTGGTATGCCGAAGGATGCGGCTATCAAAGAGGAGCGGGAGCTGACTTACAAGAAGGCTGAGGAGCTTGTTGCGCTGGATGATCTGGCTTGGAAGGCTCTTCAGGACACCGTTATGCAGGTCCCTTACCTTCAGGATAGCGGAATGGAGCATATCAGTGAAGCAAGTCAGGGCGTTGAGAAAGTCGCCCACACGTTACCCATATTCATGGCCAACGATAATTCCGTGAATTTCGATGGCTTTGATGAATCTATCTTCGAGTCGAAACTTACCCAGCTGGCTAGAGAGCATAACGCAAAGCGGGCCAGCAAAAGGGCGAGAATTTAACGTTAAATAGGAGATTATAAAATGCCTACTGTCAACACATTAGTTGGTAAGCAGCAGAGCACCTTCCGTCTCGTCTCTGAGGAGACTTCCATCCGTTGGAGGCAGAAGGTTGGTGATGTCACGCAGACTACCGACCAGTTTCTCGCTGGAAATATTCTTCAGCTGACCTCTGGCGTTCTCAAGAAGCCCAGCGGCAATGCGGCTACCGGTACTCAGTACGGTGTGGCTTTCGAGACCTACACCCCTGCTCTGGACGAGTGCACGCCGAACGGCGGTCTGGGGACTTGGCTGATCAACAGCCATGTCGGTCAGATTAGCCCCAGCGTGTATGTCGCTGGTACTGAGGGCGCTAATCCGGGTGATAAGCTCTACTGCAATGCCGGTCAGTTCACTAGCACTGCCGGTGGCCATCCGATTGCTTACGTCTTGAGGACTCTTGGTGATTGGGTTGAGTATTACTGGGTTGGGGCTGATATGGCCTAATACCTGGTGATATGAGACAGATTGCCTTCATAAATTAGAAGTTTACAGGGAGAATACTAAAATGCCTTTCAACACTACAACCGAACAGCAGGCGTACATGCTGTCTAATGCTCTGCAGACCGCTGAGGGTCGCAGATTCATTGCTCAGCGCCTGTTTGAGCCCATTCGTCAGGAGCGTGATTATGTCTCCATCGGTCGGCAGGGTTTCCTTATCGACCCCATCGGCCAGGGTGAGCTTCCGTTCTACGATGTGGATGTCAAGACCCGTGCGGTCGTCCTCTCCAAGCGTGGCGAGGTTCCGCAGGAGCGGGTCAACATCCAGCGCGTGCTGCTCGACTTCTTCCCGCTGGTCAGCTATGCGCTCATCCCGGTTGCCGACACCAAGTTGCGCCGGTATGACGTTCTGGATCGGGTTCAGACTAAGGCCCGCGCGGACCTTGCGGAAGAGGAGGACCGCATCATCTTCGGTAACCCGTCGGCTGTCCCGGATTACGTGACGACCTACGGCGGTCAGAACAAGGACACCTTCAACGGTGTGTCTGTCTACCGTGCTGCTACTCCTAGTGGCGTTACCGAAACTATCGGTGGCAAGACCTATGGCCCCGGAAACATCTGGGATGACGCTTTTGGTCATCGTCCGAACACTGTTTACCACAGTGACAACGGTGTTACCAAGGAGCTGCTGAATGCTGCTTCCGCAGAGATTCTGGCCCATGACCTGATTCCGAATGCTTTCATTCTGAATCCGCGTGACTGGGCGGACATCCGGCTGTGGGGCCGCGATGAGCTCGACCCCGAGACCCAGCAGGAGGTTCTGGAGACCGGTCGTATGGGTCGTATTTGGGGTATGGAGATCTTCATCTCGAAGATTTGTCCTCCGGGAACCGGTTACTGCCGGACGAGCGATTCCTACCTCGGTGTTATGCCCATCCTGATCGACCTTGATGTTATGGACGCTCCGGACTTCCGTGGTATCAACTACGGATTCCTGTTCTATGAGTACATCTCGGTCGCTATCCTGAACGCGTGGGGCGTTTCCCGCTTCACCGTGAGCCGGGATGGTATGGCTGGTGTCTAATAATTAGCACGACGCACTCATCTCGTATAGCGGTCTAGTCATTATTTAGGCCGCGACTCATCATTCATCAAAGGGGTCGGGACGTGAGTTAAAGGCCCGTCCCG